TCAGCCATAGCACGAACAACTTCGGATTGGCTACGGAAGACATCAACTTTATCAGCTGCAGGTCTTCCAGTCAATAGTTGACCGTCAACACCGCTTGCATCTTGGAAGCGATAGGCAAGAGCTTGTACAGCAAAGAAGCAGGCAACAGGGTCACCTCGATCCATCACTGCATCATACATGTCAATCTCTTGTTCTGACATGTTCTGGCTAGCCCAGCTTAGCATGTTTGCATATTCCTGTTCTCCTCCAACAATGTTTTGGAGAGCAGAAACATTCTCAGCACTAAGTTCTTGTCCTTCAGGTTCACCTTGTTGTGAACGATAATCAAGATACATCTGAGCCAAGTCTGATGGATCCATGTTACCAAGTTTCTCCAAAGTTTCTTGGCTAAACTCTGATTGAGATTCTTCCCAAAGTGTATCAAGAAAAGAGGTATCAAGACTATCTTCCGTTACCTCTTCAGTTGGTTCTTCAACAGTAGTAGGTTCTTCAGGTTCAGGATCACGAGAACTAAACTTCTTTTGAAGTTCCATGTAAGCCTGTTCGAGTTCTTCAGCATCTCGAAACTTACCAGCCAACAACTCTTCCTGAGCAGACATTGCCTGTTCACCAATGGCTAGCGACTCTTGCTCTTCAGCAGTCAGCTCACCTTCGGGAGTTTCATTGGGATTGTACGTCAGTGTTGTCATTTGCTTTGGCGTGGATTACTTTGAGATTACCGAGACCAACAGTCTCTACGTATTCAGTTGAACGACCCAGAGTTGGTTTACCAATCTTAGCTTTGGGAGCATACTTGTTCACAGGCTTAGCTGGTGTGAACTCTGGTGTCGTCGGAGGTTCAGCTTTACTGCGCTGGCGGCGCTTCGGAGCTTGTTTGTTGTCCATATAGTTCGGGATTTTTGGATGGATCGTTTGCAGGAGCAGATGCTAGCTGACCAACTTGTTTGGTAAGTTCCATTTGCTGTTGTTGTTCCATAGCTTGTGCCTGCTGATCTTGTACTTCTTGTACAGTCTTAACAAGGTTCAGGACATCAATACCTTGTGCAGCTGCAAGACGTTTGATTACTTCTTCAGGATTAACATAGGTCGCAATAGCTTCAGGACCCATGGTCTGAGCAATAGTTGTAAGGAATGCACCCAAGCTTTCACGATCTTGTCCACGACCAAGTGCATTGATACCAGCCACAATGGTTGGCTTCACAAGGTCTTTGGGTAGGCGTGGAATCTGTCCTGTCTTTTGGAATACATTCAGTTTACGATTCAGATAAGGAACCAAGAACTCAACAGTCAGCAAACTAAATAGTCCACCAAGCTGTTGTTCCAATTCCATCTGAGTCATACGAACTTCCTCAGCAGTAGTTCGTTCGGATTGCCGTACAGAAAGGATGAGGAAAGCCTCACTCAAGCGACGTTCAAGGGACTGCATTAGTTCATAAGCAGTCCTGAAGTCAGCAGTTTTACCTACCTGTACAACACCGATGTCATCAGGTCGTCCTTGAATGATTGCACCGTTGCCTGCCTGCGCCAGCGTTTGCGGTTTGGTAGTGCTTGAGGGTGATACCACGAACACGACCTTAGCAGCTGCTGCAGAGCCTTCTACCATAGCCTGAGAGAGTGCTTCGAGAGACTTGAGATCTCCGATGAACTCTTCAATTCTACCACGACCATACACCTCACCATCAACAGTATTGAAGCGAAGTACTAGCCAAGGGTTAGCATCAAGCGGTGCCTTACCCATAGAACCAGGAATAATTTTGTCTTCATATTCTTGGTACCAAATCATTCGGTTGTTATCCCGTTTGATGTGGGTATAGATGTCAGCCTCATCATTACGATCAGCGACTGTTCCTTCTACTTTGTTAGGCATGTCATCAGGAATCATGCCACGTAGAAGCTTCTTATTGATGCGTTCTTTTGTGACTATTTCAAGCACGTTGCCGTTGCCATCTCGATCTACAACGTAGCGATTCAGCGGATAAAGTTTAAGACCATCTTTACCCATGTAGATTAGTGCATTACCTGCTACTACCAAGTGCTTAAGAGCTTGGTGAATAGTAACACGGTCACTTGATGCTGCAATTGATTCAAGGATTGTTCGTTCAATCTTTGCAAAGCTTAGGTCAAGTTCAGACCTAACTGCAGGATCAAACTCCTGACCAAGTTTAGTATCATCAAGTTGTAGTTTGAAGAAGCTAGTCTGTGGAGGAACAAGGGCAAGCATCAACTTAGATGCAAGTGTTACTACACCTTTTGCTCCAACACTTTGCCAAGGTGTAGGAAGATACCTAGCACCTTTTTGATAATCTTCTTCACCACGAATCAAATAGGGCAGAGTTAGATCTGCCGCTTGTCTTGCTACGTCTAGAAATTGGGAACGATCACTGGCTAAATAGTCATACCTTTGTTTCGCAGTCATTAGTTCTTAAAAATAATTAAATTAAAGCAGACCTGTGAGCCCACGGATGTTCAATGCACTCCTCAACTTAAGTCGATTCAGCTGACCTGTGCCAAGTTGAAGAAGACGGTTACGTTCACGACTACCACGGCGACGCTTAAAGCCAAAAGCTCCAGGACCAGTGCCAGTAGAACCGAACATCAGACCACCCATATCAGGAGTGGTTTCTTCAGTAGGTTCGTTGATGATAAGGCTATCTCCTTGCACTGCAGGTTCAGCAGTTGGAACAGTTTCAGCAGTACCACCACCACCGCCGCCTTTACCACGGCGACCACCGCCACCGCCAGTACCGCCCATGGCTTTAGTACCAAGGATAGGCTCACCACTTCCAGTAGCGCCGAAGTAGCGTTGACCACGTTGGAGACCAAGACCACGTAGCCCTTTCAAGTTATCACTACGCGGGTCAAGAGATGCTGGGATACCACCTTGGTCAAAAATGTTACCAAGAATGTTCTGTTCACTAGTGCCTAGCTGACCTTTGTCCAACCGACGTTGGGCACTACCTTGGATACCAGCACCTTTACCTAGTGCTACATCAATGGCACGTTCACCAAGACCAGTAGCTGCAAGCTTCATAGCTTCTTTGCCAGAAAGGTTGCGACCTACTCGGACTCCACGAATGGTAAGACCTCTACCTTTACGGCGCCTTTGACGTTGGGAGCCGCCGGTTTCTTCTGCACCAGGCGTAGCTGCAGCTGCTGCTTGACTACCACCTTGGTAACCACCAGCTGCTTCCCATTCCGCAAAGCTACGACCGCCGTCAAAGCGACCTGATACAATATCATCTAAGTATTGCTGACCAGCTGAGCCAATAGGGTTTTGAGAATAAGCTTGTTGTCCTCCAGGAAGTCCTGTTTGGTAGGTTTGATACGCACCAGTAGGTGAGTCATAAGGTGTACCACTTACTGCTTGACTGGTTTGTGGTGTAAATCCGCCAACAGTCATTTGTTGGTTTGCCTTTCGTTCTTGACGCCGTTCACGTCGTTCTTGACGCCGTTCACGTCTTTGTTGTCGGTTTCTGTTAGCCATCGTTTTCTAGTCGTTGTTGAATCCACTCTACAACTGAACGTTGACCGGAGCGGTACATGATTACTGACTGTGAGTCATTGGGTGTGGGTGTAACAGGTGGAAAGTTTTCCTCCAGTTCTTGGAGGACAGTTCGTAGCTGGAGACCGTGGGTCTCAAGCATATTGAGGGAGATTGGTGTTTGCATGTTCAAAGAAGGCAGGCATCCGTGCTCGTTTGGTGTCAGAAAGTTCGGGAGCCTTACCTTCGTACATCAAGCGATCACTGGCATCCAGCCAAAAATTTTTTCTCAGATATTTTTTGTCAGTGTTATTACCTAGTGGTTGCATCACCCAGTTGATAGTTGCCTTACGCAGTTTATCAAGAGAAGGAGAGATATCAAGCCCCAACTCACGACAAACAAGGCTATTGGTAGCAACGTGAACTTGCTCATCTCTACTAATGTCAGCACTTACTGTTCGGAGACCAGCATCACCGTTAAATCGGAAGAATGGCAAGAGAACAAAGAAAATTGCACGCTCGGCAACAAGTGCTTTGAGGACTGTGTGATCTGGATGAGCAATCCATGCATCCCGGAGGCGTAGCGCTTCCTCTTCAGCTTGTTTATCAACACCGATAGCATTGGCGATGTAACCGAGTGCAAGGTCATGGTTTTCTTCGTCCTTGATATTGGACAGAAGGAGATCCCTTGCCATTTCTGGTACTTCATTTTTAAGTCCGTCTTTAATAAAGTCACCGACTGGGAGTTCCATATGTCGGATTGCCAAAGCACGATAGATGGTCTCTTCCGAGCCTTCAGCAAGAGAACCGGCAGTGGTCTGTACTGGAGACCACTTCCGTTTACGATTAAGGAGTTTTTGATAAGGGTTCATTCGCCGCAATTACAATCTGGAGGGTCATTAAGAATCGCATCCAGATAATCGTTGACTTCTGATTCTTCCAATGCAGCATAGGCATTAGATTTATCTTGAACATCACCCATTACCTGAAGCGAATAATAAAGGGAGGTTTGCGGAGATGCAAGCCACTCTTCGATAAACGCTTCATCATAGGTGATCACATCAGACCAACTATTGAAGCTATAACCGTGAAGAAGTCCCGTGTTATCTAGCATCTTGACGATGCCATTAGCTACTTTAAAGTAAGCATCCCAGCCAACTTCACTAGCGATTTCTACATCACCATAGTTGTAGCTTTGCACACCAAAGGTTCCCGAGTCTCGGTCAACTTGACGTGCGATTGGTGGAGCAATTTCAGGACAGGTGGTGAAGCCATCCAAATCTGTGTAACGATAGCTGCAGGAGGCTGTAGGAGCAATAGCAAATGCTCGATCCATACGATTAGCCTTAGCGATTTCTGCAGCTGCTTGTATGCCCGCCTGAAGCTCTTTGGCAAGCACATAGCCAGGTGTCTGTGGATAAGGACGACCACTGTTCAAAGCTTCAAGTGCAGCACCAAAGCTCTTGTAGTCTACCCCTTGAATCCTAAGCATGTTTGCCAACCCAAGGAGTCCGAGACCGACTTGGCGATCAGTCTCTGAAGGGAGGTACTCTCCGCTTTCTCCAACACCTGTTTTGCTGTGGAGGGCGCACAGCTCGGACATTCCGTTGACAAATGCACTTTGAATGTCATTGAATTCACATCCGCCGAGGTTGACATGTTGCAATAGACATGTTCCGCGTGAGGGCAGGTATACCTCCAAGCATACGTTACCCCGGATTCGATTTCCATTAGAGTCTACCTTTGTTTTGTTGAGCCAGATGTCACCTCTTTTGATGCCTTCAAGTAGCGCATCCTTAACTTTCTGCGTTGCCTCCTCCCACCAATAGTCGTTAATGTTGACGCAACGCTTGACCCAAGGTAGATCAGACCTATCAGCATTAATAAACTCAAGCACATCTGGATGACTGAGATCCAAATGACAAACGACAGCGCCATTCTTGTAGATGCCTCCACGTCGGAGGACTTCATTCAAAGTAGAATATATTTTAGCAAAGGAAACAGGACCGGATGCTACGAGTCCTTTGCCATTCGAAGCTCCTCGTGGTCGCAGTTTGCTAAGGTGGACAGCAACTCCTGCACCATAGCGGAGTGCATGGCTGACGAAACGCCAACTGGCTTCAATGCCATTTTCTCCTTCCATAGTGTCTTCCACAACAA